TAACATTTCGCAACCCACTTTGGCACGGTTTTTGCTATGGCTCACATTTAACATTTTTTGCACAAGTTTGGCACGGTTTTTGCTATGCGTGTGCGCCCGTGAAATTGTTTCACGTGGAACACTTACACACCGATGCACGAAATAAAATGTTTCACGTGGAACACAACACCAAGAGTTAAGAAAAGTTAAAACGAAAATAATTTGTGCGCTTATGCTTGTATGTTAGAAAAAAGTTGTATCTTTGCAACGTGTTACTTAAACATTTGAAAATATGAAAGAGTTAGTAAAGCATTTCAAAGAGCAACCGAAAGAAGCAATTAAAGAAGTTGCAATGTGTGTTATGATTTTCGCCGTATGTGGGGCGATGTTGTTTTTATCTGCAATCTTGCAGGGTTGCAGCGTACAACGTGAAAGCGCAAGCAGCGGCAAAGCAGTGATAATAACAGCCGATACCACGTACATATACCACGGCGGTACGGTTAAGTTTCCAAAAACAAAATAACAATAAGTTTAACAATTAAAAGTTTACTACAATGGAAGAAAAAAGAAACGCATTTGACGAGTTTTCGTTTGCCGCTTTGTCGGCGTTGGGTAGCCTTATGGCGTGTAATGAAGTATGCCGCAATCAAAGGGCAGTTATGAAAATAAACCGCTTTCGTGCGTGGCTTATGGACTTGAAGCCGCAAGCCAACCCCGGACCGAATTTGCCGTTTGACGGTGAACCGCAAGGACAGACAGCCGAATAACAATTAACACCAAGTTTAACAATTAAAAGATTACTACAATGAGAAGTTTTGCAAGTAAATTTAACAAGACCACGTTTGGCATTGACACAACCGATTTTCAGTACACCAAGTTAGCCGATATTTTCAACTCTGAAAATGAGGGCGGCAAAGATGTGGTACACAAAATTAATGGGCTTTATGTCCACAAATCACAATTAGGCGACAGCCCCGTAATTATTGATGAGGAAAACAAACGGTTGGTGAACCTACCAAGCCACACCACCGAAACGGTACGTGAAATTCTTGCCGATGATGAGGCGGTACAAACTATCAAAGACGGCAAAGTCGGGTACACGATTTACGAGTACGAGAGCCACGGCAAGAAGTGTTATTCTATTTCGTTTGTGGACTTGTAAGAGTTTGATGTTTAACTTTGTAGGGGTTGCAATGTTTGTAACCCCTATTTAATATAACAGCGTATGGCAAAGTTAGGTTTCAAGATTAAATTTACAAAGTCTGTATTTGGAGCAACCCAACGGGCGAAAATCAAAAAAGAGATATTGCAGGCAGTTGAAAGCAGCCCCGAATATCGGAAAGAAATTGCAAGGGTTTTTCAAATGGCGAACCGCCGAATACAGAATATAGAGCAAAGCGGACAACTTTCGCCAGCCGTGCAAGCGTTAAACAAAGGCGATATTAAGGGGTTTACCAAGTTTTCAATGAAAGGCGATTGGAACACCCTAAAAATTGAGTACGGCAAGGCGATTTCGTTTTTACGCCAGCCAACCAGTACGGCGCAAGGTGCAAGGCAGTACGGGCAACATTTGCAACGTATGTACGATTTAACGCCCGATGAGTACAACCTTATGGCAAGGAACTTGCAGGGCAAGTTAAACAGCGTTTCGGATAGTGATTTCGTGGAACGCTATTTGATGCGGTACAAGGATTTCACGGGCGAAATGGAGCAAAGCGCAAGCGATATAAGCACCCAAATAGAAAGTGAAGCGCAAAGCATATCACGGGCGATTGATGCCGAAATAGAAAGGCAGGCAAATGAGGTAGCCGACCAAATGGAGGATATGCAAAACGATATAGAGCGCATATTGCGCAACTTTGGCAAGTTTGGCTTATGAAAAAAATACCTTTTGAGTTACAAGAAAGAATAAACAGCCCGACCGAAATTGCAAGCGTCTTGCAACGTGCCGTAAATGAAAAAAACATTATCGGAAACAGCAAGGGCGAAAGGTTTTACAACGTGCCGTGCGCCTTTGATATTGAAACAACAAGTTTTTACCGTGATACGGACGGACGGGCGTACACATACGAGCAAGTGCAGCGTATGCAGGACGGGAACGGGCGCAAGGCGAAATTAGAGAAAGCCGCAATAATGTACGTTTGGCAGTTTGGAATAAACGGTTACCCGATAATGGGGCGCACGTGGGGTGAATTTGTTACGATGATGCAGACCGTAAGCGAGGTTTTGCAACTGAATGACAAATTACGCCTTATTGTGTATGTGCATAACCTTTCATACGAATTTCAATTTTTGCGCAAGTGGTTTGAGTGGCAACGGGTTTTCAGTATTGAATTGCGCAAACCGATTTACGCAATAACAACGGGCAACATTGAGTTTAGATGCAGTTACTTGCTTTCGGGTTATTCGCTTGCAAAGTTGGGCGAACAACTTATGAAATACAATTGCGCAAAAGCCGTTGGCGATTTGGACTACCAGCAAATAAGGCACAGCGAAACGCCGCTTACTGATGCGGAAATACATTATTGCATAAACGATATTAAAGTCGTGATGTGCTATATCCAAGAACGTATCGAGGAAAGCAAGGGGATAACGCACATACCGATAACAAAGACGGGGTTTGTGCGCAAGTATTGCCGTGCGCATTGTTTGCGTGAAAAAAGCGATGCAGGAAAGACCGTGCCGAATTGGGATTACGTAAACTTGATGCAGGAACTACAAATTACGGGTATGAATGAATTTAATATGCTGCAACGTGCGTTTGCAGGCGGTTTCACACACGCAAACGCCGAATATACAGACGAAATAATGTATAACGTGGATAGTTACGACTTTACAAGCAGTTACCCGTATGTAATGATAGCGGAAAAATACCCGATGTCGCAAGGCGTTGCAATCACGGTTAAGAGTATGTCGCAATTTGAGTTTTTAATATCAAAGTATTGTTGCGTGTTCGATATTGAGTTTACCAACATATTTGCCAGCGAAACGCAAGACAACCCGATTTCGGCAAGCAAATGTTTCGTGAAAGAAAACCCGTGCGAGAATAACGGGCGTATTGTGGCGGCTGCAAAAATTGCGCTGACAATAACCGATGTTGATTTTAATATAATCAAGAACTTTTACACGTGGGAAAGTATGCGAGTGGGTGAAATGTATTGTTACAAGAAAGAGTATTTGCCGACACCTTTTGTAAAGTCTATCCTGCATTTGTACGAAAGCAAGACGAAATTAAAAGGCGTTGAGGGCAAAGAAGTGGAATATCTTAACAGCAAGGAAATGTTAAACAGTTGTTACGGTATGAGTGTTACCAACCCTTTGCGTGATGAGTTTACCTATAATGGAGAATGGGATATTAACTCAATGACAGCCGAACAAAAGCAGGAACTTTTATACAAATACAACACCAGCAAAAACCGTTTCTTGTTTTACCCGTGGGGCATTTTCGTAACCGCATACGCACGGCGCAACCTTTTTACGGGCATACACGAAGCGAAAGACGATTACATATACAGCGACACCGACAGCATTAAAATAATGAACGGCAAGGCGCACGAAGCATATTTCAAGGCGTATAATATGCAGGTGCAAATGAAATTACGGGCGGCGTGTAAATACCACGGTTTGCCGTTTTCCCTTTGCGAGCCGCAAACGATAAAAGGCATAACAAAGACTTTGGGCGTTTGGGATTTTGAATGTACATATACACGGTTTAAGACGCTGGGAGCTAAACGGTATATGGTGCAAGAACCGAACGCACTAAAAGCAAACGGACGTGCATACGATTTCAGTTTAACCGTGTCGGGCGTAAACAAAAAGGCGGCGATACCGTATCTTATTGAAAGGTACGGGGCAAACGGTATCTTTGACGCTTTCACTAATTATCTGGATATACCGCCGCAAGCAACGGGCAAGAACATACATACTTACATAGACTACGAGATACAAGGCGAAATAACCGACTACAAAGGCAGCACGGCGCATTACAACGAACGCACGGGCGTACATTTAGAGCCAACGGGGTACAGCCTTTCCCTTTCGGTTATGTATATAAATTATTTGCGTGGAATTAAATTTAAGGACTAAAATAAAAGAGTTATGACAACAAGAAAGACAAAGACAGACAAGCCGAAATTTTACGACTTGAAAACGATTTTAAGCAAGAACGCCGATTATAACGTGATATTTGGCGAACGGTCAAACGGCAAGACTTATGCAGCCTTAAAATATGGTTTGGAAAACTATATTAAGACGGGCAAACAAATGGCATATATACGCCGTTGGCGTGAGGATTTACGGGGCAAACGTGCCGAAAGTCTGTTTGCAAATCACGTGGCAAACGGACTTATTGAGGAACTGACAGAGGGCAAATTTAATGAAGTGTTCTATATGTCGAACAAATGGTTTTTATCTTACTACGATGCAGAGAAAAACAAGCGGACACCCGACCCGACCCCGTTTTGTTACGGGTTTTGCCTTTCAGAGCAGGAACACGAAAAAAGCAGTAGTTACCCGAATGTTACAACGATTGTGTTTGATGAGTTTTTGACCCGGCGGTATTATTTGCCCGATGAGTTTATGTTGTTTATGAACTTGTTAAGCACGATAATACGCCAGCGGAACGATGTTAAGGTTTTTATGTTGGGTAACACGGTAAACAAGTTTTGCCCGTACTTTACCGAAATGGGATTGAAGCAAGTGCCGTTTATGGAGCAGGGAACGATAGATATATACCGCTTTGGCGAACACGGCGCAATCGTGGCGGTTGAGTATTGTAGCACGATAGTACAACACAAAGCCAGCAACAAGTATTTTTGTTTCGATAATCAAAACTTGCAGATGATTACGGGCGGTAAATGGGAACTTGCAGTATATCCACATTTGCCGTGCAAGTACAAGCCGCAAGATGTGTTGTTTGTGTACTATATCAAGTTTAACGATGTTGTTTTGCAAGGTAACATTATCCAAGTAGGCAACGAATGTTTTACGTACATACACGCAAAGACAACCCCGATAAAAGATGAGGAAAACAGCCTTATTTATTCTTTGGAAATGAACGGCAAACCGAACTACAAACGCAAGTTGTTGAGTACGGCAAGTTACGTTGAACAACAAGTCGCACGGTTTTTCGCAATAGACAAAGTTTTCTACCAAGACAACGAAGTCGGCGAAATAGTACGCAATTATTTAATTACGAGCGCAAAGACAAACATTGTTTCGCTGAAATGAAAATTACGGGCGGTTTGGTGCAAATTTCGTGCCAAACCGACCGTTTTACGAAATAAATGCCTATCTTTGCAAGTAGTAACTAAATAATAACGATATGGACGCAAATACTATTATTCAAATCATTTCAAGTTTGGGTTTTCCGATTGTGATGTGTGGCGCATTGTTTTGGTATATGGTGAAACAAAGGCAGGCGCACCAAGAAGAAACGGAACACCTAAAAGATACGATAGCGGAAAATACGAAAGTGTTAGCCGGACTTACAACCCTAATTAAAGTTTTGACAGATGAGAAAGAAAGATAACATTTACAAGTTGTACCAGCAACAAATAAGGGACAAAGACACCGCCGTAACCGAATTTATTGCAAACACGTTGGCGAAAACTCAAAGTATGTTTGAGTATGAGGGTTTGCCCGACAGCATACCGCAAAAGGAATTGGAGCGGCTTTTGCAGACCACGGGCAACGCCTTTGTTACCAGCGTGGACGGGGTTTTGTATGCGCTTTCGGGCGGCAAAGGCGGCGAACCCGATGTTTACGGACGGGCAACGCTTTACACCGTGGCGAACCCTGCATTAAAGTTAAACAAAACCTACGATATACAGAAAGACGGGGTTTTGATTGAGAACGACACCAACGGCGAAAGCCTTTTGCCGCTTATCGGGCGTTATGCCGTGTTATATACTGACGGGCTTATTTCGTTGAACACCGCCAGCGTATTAACCCGTATTACGATGCTGATAAGCGCAAGCGATGACAAGACAAAACAAAGTGCCGATGAGTTTTTGTGCAAGATAGAAAACGGCGAATTTTCAATTATCGGGGAAAACGCTTTTTTCAAAGGCGTAAATATGCAGACAGCCCCGACCACAAACAGCGTGTACATTACGCAACTTATTGAACTGATACAATACTACAAAGCTAGTATGTACAACGAATTAGGGTTAAACGCAAATTATAATATGAAGCGTGAACGCCTTAATTTGGGCGAGGTAAGTATGAATGTAGATGTACTTTTGCCGTATGTGGATAATATGCTAAAAGAAAGACAAAATGCAGTTGAGAAAATTAACGCAATGTTTGACACCGAAATTTCGGTTAAACTTTCTTCGTCGTGGGGTTTGGAGCGTGATAATTACAACGCTTTGGCGGCTGATTTGGAAACGGCAAAGGAAAACCCCGAACCGACAGAAGAACCCGACCAGCAAGACGGAAACGACACGGAAACGACCGAAACAGAGGAAACCGAAGAAACAGAGGAAACCGAAGAAACAGAGGAATCCGAAGAAACAGAGGAAACCGAAGAAACAGAGGAAACCGAAGAAACGGACGGAAACGACACGGAAACAGAGGAAACAGAGGAAACAGAGGAAACAGAAGAAAACAAAGACGATAAACAATGAAATACAGCGAACTATTCACAAAGGGTAACGGGATATTCGCAACGGTTTTCAAGACCGAATATCCGACAGAGTACGCCGCAATTTTCGGCGATACCGAACCGACCAAGTTGGACGCTTACGCCTTACTGATGTACGGCGGCAAGACCGTTGTAAGCAGCATAACCAGCGACAACGCAAGCGATGTTGTTTCGGCGGTGATTGCGGTAAACGTGCAGGGCTGGGAACGTGAAGCGGCGGCGATGTTAGCCGATTACGATGTACTTACACCCGTCACGGGGCAAGTTGAACGGACGGAAACCGTAACTTTGCAGGAAAGCACCGACAACACCGAAACGGGCGCAAACAAGGCGTTTAATGACACCGATTTTTCAGACAGCGACCGAAAGACCGCAAACGATGAGAGAAACCGCACAGAGGAACGCCAAACAACCGAAACCAGCAAAGGAACGGGCGCAAGCAAATCAATTTCAAGTGAAATTGCAAAAGAATTGCAGTTAAGGCGTGATAATTGGAGAAAAAACATTATCTTTGCACTTGTAAGAGAACTTACAACGAGTATTTACGAATAACTAATTTTAATTTTTAGCAATATGGAAGTAAAACAGATTTACGAACTGATTAACAAAGTATCGGGTGAAGTGTTGGGCAAGACTGACATTGTGCAGGAGGATTTGACGGGAATTGTGGATTTAGGCACGGAAGTGTTTAACCAAAATGCCGTGGATAATTACGTTAAATCACTTGTAAACCATATCGGCAAGGTGATTTTCGTAAACCGACCTTATGCGGGCAAAGTGCCGAGCGTTTTAATGGATGCGTGGGAGTTTGGCAGCGTATTGGAAAAAATAAGTGCCGATGTTCCCGAAGCCGAGGAAAACGACACGTGGAACTTGAAGGACGGACAGAGTTACGACCAAGATGTTTTCCACAAACCGACCGTTACCGCAAAGTTTTTCAACTCAAAGGTTACGTTTGAAGTGCCCGTATCAATCACCGAAAGGCAGGTTAAGGAAAGTTTCAGCAACGCCGCACAACTTAATGGCTTTATTTCGATGATTTATGCAGCGGTTGAAAAATCAATGACTATCAAAGCCGATGCGCTGATTATGCGTACAATTAACAACATGATCGCGGAAACCGTGTTAGCTGATGCGCAAGCATTTGGAGCAACGGCGGCAGGTGATATGGCAGGGGCAGACCTTTCCAGAGCAAGCACGGCACGTTGTGTAAACCTTTTGAAGTTGTACAATGACAAGTATTTCCCTGCAACACCAGCGCAAGGCGATGGCGAGCCGACCCCGAACCCTGACGCACTGACAGCGGCAAAGGCGATAACCGACCCCGATTTTATCCGCTTTGCGTCTTACGTTATGGGAACTTACGCCGACCGCCTGCAAAGCATTTCGACCGTGTTCAATGTTGGCGGCAAGGAAAGATTTACGCCGAAAGATATGTTGCACGTTGTACTTTTGTCCGACTTTGCAAAGGCAGCGCAAACCTATCTTTATTCCGACACGTTTAACCGTGGCGATGTGCTTTTGCCGCAAGCCGAAACCGTACCTTTCTGGCAGGGCAGCGGAAAGAACTACGAGTTTGCCAGCACGGGTAACATTAATATCAAGGAAAGCGGCGGCAAAACCGTTAAAATTTCGAGCGTGTTGGGCGTAATGTTCGACCGTGATGCGTTGGGCGTTTGCAATCTTGACAGACGAGTAACAACGAACTACAACGCAAAGGCAGAGTTTTTCAACAACTATTACAAGTTTGATGCAGGGTATTTCAACGATACAAACGAAAACTTTGTAGTATTCTTTATTGAGTAACTCAATAGGTATTAGATTGTTTAACTTTGGGCGGTGTGGGTGCAGGTGAAAGCGCACCGCACCGCCTTTTTTCTTTGCAGATATGACAACGATAAACTTTTATTCATACAACGGACACCCGAACACGGTAAACAAGCAGTTGGGCGAGTTTACGGCGATTGAGGGCGATTTGCGGCAAACTTTCGATGTGTTGCGCCTGACCGTAACACTACGAAAGCAGCCCCGACCGACTTTCAATTATTGTTACATACCCGATTTGGGGCGTTATTATTTCGTGGATAGGGTAAGTTTTGAGGGAAACAACGCCTACGAACTTGCATTGCGTATTGATGTGCTTAAAACCTACGAAAGCGAAATTTTGGCGGCAACGGGGCGTGTGTCTGAAAGCGACAACCCCGACCCGTATATTTCAAACCGTGATACGGTTTACAAGCGCACCCCGAATTTTGAGAAAGTGCCGTTTGCAAATACGGGGTTACTCAATGAAACGGGCGGCATTATTATGGTAACATTAAAAGGAACAACCGAAAATTAAAAGGATATGGCAGTAACATTATTACCACATACTACGTATATATGGGATGATTTAACGGAAACAGCAGGTGAGGACAGCGGAACACTTGTTGTAACGTGTGATAACGGTTACAAGTTTGACGGGGATATTACGTTACACAGCAATAGCAGCGGAACGGACTACCCAGCAACCAGCCAAACGGACACCGTTGTAAGATTTGAACAAAAGTATGTAAACCGTGATTGGGTTGTACAAGACAACGTAATAAGTGCAGGCGACAACGTAACAAACAACGTACCAAACAGCACGGATAACAGCACGTGGCAAGATGATTTTTGGTATTTGAAAATAGACGCTAACAGCGGTTACAAGTTTGACGGCGATATTACAGCAACGTACACGGACACCAGCGGACAGCCGCAAACGCTTGTTTTGACACCCCGAAACCCCCGTAATTTGGAAGTGTGGGCGTATGTGTACGACACGGACGCAAACACGCATTTTGAAATAAACGGCAACACCCGTTTAGATAATGAAGTTGAGGTTACAAACAACGTACCCAACACAACCGCCACGGGCGAAAAATTGGGAACGGCGTCGGCAAAGGTAACATTAACCGCAAATGAGGGTTTTAAGATACAGAGTGCCCAAGTAGTATTTTACAACGGGTACGGCTACCCGAGAAGCGAGGATATGGCGATAAGCGAGGGCGGCAAATCTGCAACGTGGCAAAACGATGATTGCAAACCCGACAAAGGCGTATCAATAAGCGGCGAAACGGTAAGCGGTGGAACGCCCGAACTGAATGTTACGAACAACATAACTAACACCCTCAAAGAAACACATACGTATGACGGGGAAACGGCAACTTTCACCGTTGAAAGCGAGCATTATCCGAAATACCGCTTTATAGCCCCGAAAGTAAATTACACGGGTACGGACGGGCAGCCCAAAAGCGTGGATATGGAAGTAGAGGTTTTGAGTTATTACAGCCTTGCAACCGCCACCGTTACGGATTTAGACCCGACCCAACCCGTAACACTTACGGGCAAATTTGTGAAGGTAGTAAGCATTGAACCCAACCTTTCAAATTGTTATGCCGACCCACCGTTACCCGAATTTTTGCAATTTGGCGAAACGCTTAACGTAACTTTGAAAGCAAACGAAAACACGGCGTTTGATACGGAACAAAGTACGCCCAATTTTTTCTATTACAATGAAGTGGGCGACCCTGTAAAAAAAGATTTGACCGTTTCAGAGGATAAACAGACGGCAACGGGCAGCATTGTTTTACAAAACGATTGGTATAACCTTTCTGTAAATGCGCAAGCGTACCCCGTGGCGGTTGTAGGCGAGCAGTACGGCGCAATAAACGTATATTTGGTAACGCTTGATGAGTTGGCAGAGTTTAGCGGCAAACGGTTTTTCAAGGAAACGGGCAGCGACCCCGAAACGGGCGCACCGCAATACGAAAACATTGATTTGGGCGCATACGTGAACAAAATACGCCGTGTTTACACCAACATAGGCGCAAGCAGCACCGATGTAATACGATGCGGCAACTACAATACGGGCGTATCTTGCCACCAGCCAGCACAGGACAAAATAACGCTTGACTTTGGCACGGCGGTAGTACCAGCGCACAATGAGGATAACACCGACTACGAAAGCGAAATACAAATCTTTTTGCCGTTTGCAGGCTTTGTAAACCTCAATACAGATTATGCAGGCAAAACGATAGCTTTGCAGTACGTTATAAACGTGGTAACGGGCAACGGGGTTGCGCTTTTGTCCTGCAATGGCGTTGTATTTCAAGTTGAGGAAACCGAACCAAGCAGCGAAATAATATACCTTTCACCAAGTACCCAAGTTAAAACCGTGGGCGGCGATGATTGGAACGAAATGTTATATTACGGTTTAGAACCTTACATTTACTGCAAGTGGTACGAGAGCGCAAGCAACGGGCGAAACAATGACAGACAAACGGGCATTTTAGGCGATTTCAGAGGGTTTAATATATTCGATGATGTTACACCCATACACACCGCCGAAATGCTGACAGAAGAGCAGGAAATGATATACACGGCTTTGTCTGACGGCGTTTATATTGAGTAACTGCAAGGCAGGACAAAAAGAAAGGCGGCAACTTGATTGTTACCGCCTTTTCTTTTGCTTGCTGATTGTTATTTGTCCTACAATGTTTCAACGCCCGTTAAACCGATGTACAAGTTTGTGGGGTAACATTCGCAAAAGGTTTTGAAACGCCCGATAAGTTTTTCAGTTGCGATAAAGTCGTATGCTTGATTTTTGCAGGCGATTTCTTTCGCAAACTTGATGCGTGTATCACGGTTAAACACGATTTGATTTTCCAACATATCGGCGAGCGTCTGCATACTTTCGGCAACGCTTTCCAAGTTGGTACGAATTTCGGGCGCACACGCATAGCAAAAACCGTGCCAAACTTGTGCAAAAAATGTTAAATGTGAGCCATAGCAAAAACCGTGCCAAAGTGGGTTGCGAAATGTTA